ATCACCGAAGGTGATGCCCCCGGAGGGGGCGGGGCGTCAGGGCGGACGCCCCCGGAGGGGCGCCATCCTTGAGCTCTTGACGTGTCAAGAGTTGGCGTCATCCGGTACACGACCTGCCTTCACCCACTCACAGACGAGGGCCCACTCCGCAGGGGTCAAGTCCTCGGGGTGCAGGTGCCGCGTCTCGATGCCCTGCACCCCCTCACGCGTCGTCGCCACATCATCCGACCCCCCGCCCCAGGTGAGCCGGTGCACCCCGAAGGGGCGCCGCAGGGCATCGCCGTCGCAGTGGTAGCCGTCGTAAATGGCCATACGTGCTAGGTCGCGGATGTCATCCGCCGTCAGTTCATGCTCTGCGGCCCACTCCCGATAGGACATGCCGTCAGACGGGCCGCCGCTGTAGCGCCAGCCCCCAGGCATCCAGTAGCCGCGCTCGGCGGCGTCTCCGTGCTCGGCGCTCTCCGCCGTCACGATGTCGTAGGTGATCGAATAGGTAACCGGGCGGGGGTCAGTCATGTAGCACCCCCGTCAAGCAGCCGCGCCACCTTGACACGGACGGACGGCGGGACCTCTTCGGGCCAGTCGTAGCCGTCCGAGCCGTCCGCGTAGCGGACGACGCGCTGAGACCGACGCGCCGCGCGTCCTTCGTAGTCCAGCCAAAGCCCCCCGCCGGGGGTAATGTCGCGGGCAACCCAGCCTGAGCGGGTCAGTAGCTTTTCCATGAGAAACCTCAGCAAGTGGCGAGAATGCAGGCGAGCCCGCAGGTCAGCATGACGTAGGCCGCAGGAAGGCGGAGCGGATCCGAGGGGTCCTCGGGGTTGCGCGTCGTGAACACGACCAGCGACGCGACCACCGTTACCAGCCCCAAGACCCCGAGTTGCCCGGGGCTCACTTGATCACCAGGTGAGACGGCAGGTAGCCGCCCCGGTGGACCATGACCGCATTCCGCTCGAAGTCGTAGCGGTCGCGCCAGCCGGCGCCGCTAGGTATGGCGCTGTGGTCCGTCAGGTACCAGCCATGGCGGCCAGGCAGCGGCATCCCGCTCAGCGCGGCGGCCACTTTGTCGTACCCGTAGCCCGTGGCGCGGCCATAGTAGACGCGCGTACCCCCGTTCGGGTGGTCGACGATGCCGACCGCATGAACGCCGCCGCCGCGCGTGTAGCGCACGTAGTAGCACGCGCTCGGGCTCCAGTCCTGGACGGTCCGCACGACCGCCTCAGTATCTCCGCTCAGGGTCAAGGCCGCGCGGAGCATCCTGTGTGCCGTGTCTAGGTCTTCCCACTCGACCGAGCCCCCCGCCTCAGCCCCGGCGTCATACGCCGCGACCAGGGCCCGCGCGCCGTCTAGCAGGTCTTCAGTAGCCGCGATGAGTGGGGCCACCTCGTACACCTTGAACACCGCGTCGGGCTTGTCGCGGGTCCGACACATAGCGTCGGACCAGTGCAGCCGGGGGGCGGCGGGGGTGGTGTGACATTCTGGCATCGTTCCAATCTGCATCTCAGTCTCCAGTCAGTCTGGGGTCCAGGCCGTAGGGCGCTGGCGCACGGGTCCGCTTGAGCTCTGGCTCAGCCGGCTCCGTGGGTCAGGGCCCCCCCGGTCGGGGGGTATGGTCAGGGGGTCAGGGTCAGGGGGTCACTCAGCCCACCACTCAAAGCTTACTTCCACCTCGTGCCCCGTTTCGGGGTTGACTACCCGCGCGATGGGCTCCCCGTCCGAGCCTACCAGGATGCGGCCCTGTTCAAAGCCCGCGCGAGTGCAGGACTGCACGAAATCGTACCAGTCGTTCCAGTACGGCGAGTCGCCATTATTCTCAGTCAAGGGGTCGCTGTCCTCTGTCCCTTCTTCGCTCAAAGCTACCTTGACGCGCCAGTCCAGAGGAAACGGGTGTTCGCTCGTGTTGTCGCTCGCGTGGCTGAACAGGGGGCGACCATAGCCCCCCCGGACATCCGCGCCGGTGTGAATGAACATCACAACGATCGCGTCATCATCGTAGAGCCACTCAGACCCGCTCTCGGGGCGTTGCCAGACCTCATAGACGAACTCTTGGCTAAAATCGTTCTCGCTGTTGTACGTGTTGTCACGTGCTGCCTGCGTGTAGCCTTGCCCCCGCATCCAGGTATCGACAAGCTCGAACCAGGACCCCCCGCGCTCTTCGGCCCACTCATGGAACGAGGCGCTGAAATCCTCCGCCTCGGTGATGCACTCGGCTAGCCAGGCGGTGAGGTTGATGGAGGGCCCACACAGGCAGTCCACCTCAGTTAGGTCGGGAAGGTCGGTAGATAGGCAGCGCGCGCGGGCGGGGGCGAGCTGCTGCCAGTGGCGGCCACTGGCGCCGCCGCTGTCCAGGAAGTGGCGGCCGGTGTTCTCACGGGTATATTCGGTTGCTTCATCGAAACGCATAGCGGTCTCCGTTCAGTCTAGTGTCGGTCTGTCCTGGGGAGTCCAGGCGGGAGGGCCGGCGGCGCCAGCTCTCGCGTCAGGGCTCCCGTGAGGGCCCGTGGGGGCCCGTTTGGGCTAGTCGTCGTCGTCGTCGTGGCAGGCGTACCACGCCTCCAGAGCCAGGTCATGGTCTAGCATGGTGACGGGGAGGTCGTGCACGTTCACGCGCACCTCACCCATAGTGGCCCCGTCCGCCCAGTACACGACGAGCACCGGGGGGCCGGTGTGACCCCGCTCACCATCGCGCCGGATCTCGGCGGATGTGACCCATTGGGTCGTGAGGTCGACAAGGTGTCGCATGTTCAGCCTCCAGTCAGTCTGTCAGGGGGTTGTCTCCCGCCGACACAGACTCTTCACCTGGTGAGGGGAGGCGCGCAACTCGTGAGGCCAAAATAATTGCAGATGATTTTGATTGTGCAGGTTGGAGGGGGGTTTATCGGCTGAATTATTTTTGAGGGGGGAGCGGCAGAGGCCGAGGGGGTACCAGCGGAGAGCTCTTGACGTGTCAAGTTTAGGCCCCCGCGGTGAGGTCAAGCGATCCCGAGAGTGGGCCTTGACACGTCAATATCTGCTGTCGTCTGTAGGTTGCATTGCATACAAGCGAGTGCAATGCAACCTATGCAGGGCTTGACCTGTCAAGGGCTGAGATTGCGTGTCACCTGAAGTGTTGACGCGTCAAGCGCAATGGTGTTGACGTGTCAAGGGTTGAGATGCTTGATCACCTGAGGTGTTGACGTGTCAAGAGCTCCACCTCGGCGCCGAGTTGACGTGTCAACAGTTGAGGTCACACCTGACCTGAAGTCTTGACGTGTCAACACTCGGGCATGGGTTGACGTGTCAACAGTTGAGGTGAGGCATGACCTAAGGTGTTGACGTGTCAACACTTGACGTGTCAACTATCACCACACTTCGTGTGGCGATAGCCTGGGGGCTCCTCCCCCAGACCCCCACCAGGGGGCTGGCTGCCCCCTGGACCCCCGCCACCGGGGGGCGCTGCACCCCCCCGGACCCCCCCGCAGGGGGGTCCCCCGTTTCTCCTGTTGTGACAGTAAGAGGAGCCCCTCTCAACACGCTAGGTATTTCGGGGTTTTGCAAAACTCCTTCGAAGGTGAACCATCTGCTGCGGGCCCGAGTAGAGCCCTGCGCGTACGAACTGCTACCCCCTGACTACACTTTTGAAGCAGTTCGCCGCTAAGTGTAGTCAGCCTGTAGTCGCGATAAGCCCCGGCGGACCGGGTGTCTCGCTGCTGCCATTTGTAAGGCGTAGTCAAGGTGTAGTCACGAGAGTTGGCCTTTAACCTAACCTAAACCTGAATGACTACACTTAGGGGGGTATATATCACTACTATACACATACTACCTAGTAGTACTACTACCCTCTCTACAACGCTATAGAGCTTATAATAGGGAAAAAAGTGTAGTCAGCGTAGTCATTCGGAGTAATGGCAGGTTCGAGCCGCACTCTCGTGACTACACTTGGGTGTAGTCAACCGTAGTCAAGCGTAGTCAAGTGTAGTCAATCTCGGAAAACCGTGAACATGGTTCGCAGCAGCCGCACCCGCAGCAGCAGGGCTTCGTTGGTGACTATGGACGGATTCGTCGATTTTTGGTGGCGTGGACGGATTTTGCGCTGTAATAGGTCCTACACTTAGGGAGCCTCTTCATGTTGCCCACACCTTCGCGTCGTCATGCCCCTCTCACTCTCCAGGAGGTCGCAGGCGTCTGCGGCTACCACTATGCGTACGTGAGGCAACTTGTTTCACGTGGAACATTGAAGTCGCACAAGGAGGGCAAGTACCGGTACGTGCGTGTCTGTGACTTGCGTGCGTACGTGAAGACCAAGAGCGACATTCGGCTCGAGTATCTCGAAGCCCGCCTCTCCATGGTAGAAGCCTCTGCTCGCTAGGAGGTTCCCGTGTCAAACTTGATGGCGTCCCCCGAGCAGATCGAAGCCTACATGGCCTCTGTTCTGTCCCCGGACCAACTCGTGGAGCTCCGGGCGCTCAACGTCCCCACCAACATGGGGCCTCGTACCTTCTCGGGTTTCTTCAACGACCACTCCAAGCTGGCCCAGGCAGCCGCGAGCTTGTCCGACCTGGGCTCTTCGGGGGTGTACTTCACCCTCAACCCGCTCAAGCCCACGGTCTCGAACAACCCTCGCAACCGTGTCACCCCCGCCACCCGTGGTTCCCTCACCAAAGACATCGACGTTGAGCGATCGAAGTGGCTGCTCATCGACATTGACCCCGAGAGGCCCGCCAAGGGGGGCGCCACTGACGACGAGAAGGCCCTGGCGGGCCAGGTTGCCTTCGCCGTGCTCTCGTTCTTGGGCAAGCAGGGCTGGCCAGAGCCCATTTTGGGCGACTCGGGCAACGGCTACCACCTCCTGTACCCCCTAAAAGCGTCCTCGAAGGTCACTTCGGGGGGCATTCAGGGCGCTCTACGCGCTCTGGCCTTCATGTTCGACACTCCGGGCGCCAAAATCGACCAAAAGGTCTTCAATCCGAGCCGAATCTGCAAGATTTACGGCACGGTGGCGCGCAAAGGCAGTGGCGAGGGTACCCGCCCCCACCGCATGACCTCGCTCAAGGCTCCAGCGGGCGGTGCTACGCCCGTTTCGGCCAAGTTGCTGCTTGATATGGCCTCGATGATGCCCACGAGGGGCGAAAAGTCGGGCGCACCGACCGGAATGCTCGACAACTACCTCAGTGAGCACTTCCCAGGGCTGGATGGCCCCCATCCGTGGTCCGATGGCGGCCGGAAGTGGGTATTTCCGGTCTGTCCGTGGGATCACAGCCATGTCGACCGCTCTGCCTACGTGGTTCAGTTCGGGAACGGCGCCATCGCGGCCGGATGTCTCCACAAGCGGTGCGATGGCACCTCGCACGGCGACAAAGGCGGCATCAACGCCTGGAAATCGCTCCAGAAGCTCGCGGGCACCCCCTTCAAGGAGGCCGTCGAGGCTACCATCCTCACCGGCTCGGGCAGGTACCGCTTCACCGACCTGGGCAACGCACGCCGGCTTGTGGACAACTACCCACTCGAAATCATTCACTGTGTGCCCCGCAGGACGTGGTACGTTTTCGACGGCACCCGCTGGAAGACGGACATGGACGGTGAAATCCAGCGTTGCGCCAAGACTTCCATCGGGGGCATCTTTGCCGAGGCTGACGCCTGCACCGACCCCGACATGGCGAAGGCACTGCGCAAGCACGCCACGCGCTCCGAGTCAGCACGGGCTCTGTCGGCGATGGTGCAGCTCGCGGGCACCGAGCCCAACGTAGCCGTGACGGCCGACCGTCTCGACCGTGACCCCTGGAGGTTCAACGTCGCCAACGGTACCCTCGACCTGAAGACGGGGCGGCTGTACTCCCATGACCGCACGGACTTCATGACCAAGATCAGCCCCGTCGAGTGGCTCGAGGACGCCGAGTGCCCTCACTGGGATGCCTTCCTCGACTACGCGATGCAGGAGGACAAAGAGGTCATCGGCTTCATCCACAGGTTCTTCGGCTACTGCCTCACCGGGCTCTGCTCGGAGCAGGTGCTCCTGTTCATGGAGGGCACCGGACAGAACGGCAAGTCGACGGCGCTGCTCATCCTCATGTACATCATGGGCGACTACGCCATCCAGGGAGCCCCAGGGCTGCTGCTCGCGAAGAAGGGTGAGTCCCATCCGACCGAGGTGGCCGACCTCGAGGGTGTGCGCTTCGTCGCCAACGCCGAGGTCGAGAAGGGCAAGCCGTTCGCCGAGACGCTCATCAAGCAGCTCACGGGCTCCGACCGAATCCGAGCTCGCCGTATGCGGCAGGACTTCTACGAGTTCGACCCGACGCACAAGCTCATCATCGCGGCCAACCACCGCCCCATCGTGAAGGGCAACGACGAGGGCATCTGGAGGCGCATCCTGCGCCTACCGTGGGCAAAGAAGATCGAGAAGAAGGACCCGTTCTTCATCGAGAAGCTCAAGCAGGAGGCCCCTGGCATCCTACGCCGCCTCGTGGAGGGCTGCCGCGAGTGGCAGCAGCACGGGCTTCGCCCACCACCCATCGTCCTCACAGCGACGAAGGAGTACCGCGAGGAGATGGACCTGCTGGCCGAGTTCCTCGAAGAGTGCTGCTACCTGGGGGAGCAGTACTTCACCACGAAGAAGTCGCTCTACATCGCGTACGTCGACTGGTGCGAGGGCTTCCACCAACGGGCTGTCGGGTACAACCTGTTCTGCCGCCAGCTCTCGGAGCGTGACTTCCGGGCACAGCCCCGGCGCATCACCGAGGGCAACACGAAGAAGAGCGCTCGCGTCTGGCTGGGCATCGGCCTCCGAGCTGCGGGGGTCGTCACCAGCATGAACCGGAGTGCAGTGTGAAAGAGCTACATTCGTCCAAGCGGGCCAGGTCTTTCGTTGCCATCATGGCGTACGTGCTGACGGGTATGCCCCGCGTGACAGTTCTCCAGTTCTGGGCTGCCGCAAAAGCCGTGCGCGTCAAGCGCGGCCTGTATGTCCCACGGCGCTGGCCTCGCGCAGTAGGGCGCCGACGGGATGTGGGAGTAACGGCGGCGGCTATCGAGGAGCAACCTGCGGCGCTCACCTGGGTTCTCTCAAGAAGGTTCTGTCTAGCTCCGGCTAAGTGGCCCGCCTCCATGCTGGGGGCTTTCCGACATCGGCTTATTCCGAGCCCCTATGCGTTCGGCGGCATCCTCCTTCGCGGGCATGTGCCCTACATCAAAGCGGATCAAACCTACCTCGACTACATCTACCTTCGCCTGTACTGCTACGGGATGTCACCGAAGCTCATCGCGCAGCATTTCGAGGTGGGAGAAGCTTCTATCTACGAAGGGATGTTCCGGGCCATGTCGCGCATGTACGAAAAGCCCGCGTTTGTTGTCTGGGCAACAGCGACGGACTTCCGCAAAGCCAAGATTCTTCCGCAAATGTGGCACGCTTGTGCGGACAGCAGTCCAGGAGGCCGGGGCAAGTTCCTGAAAGCTCTCCAGACAGACATCTTTTCGTTAGGTCCCGATACACTTAGTTCATGGGTGAACAGTCCTCTCATCCTGTCGTACCTCATCTACTCCACACCGAAGCAACCACGCGACGGCGTCTACCCCTCCGATCCGTTCTTAGGGAGCACTCACCGATGACCAAGTCAAAGAAGCCCGCCGGACGCCCTCGCACCAACGTCAGTCCTGGGGCTGACTACGCGCAGTGGCTCATGCTCGTTCCCAAGGACTTGCGTGGTGAAGTCGCAGAGTTCATCCGCAAGCACCCGCTCGACACGCTCGAGGACTTGGCCGAGTTCAACAAGGTCATCATGGCGGCCATCATGGAGGGCCGCATCACGCCCATCATCGCATCCGAGCTGCGGGCTTGGCACGAGCTCAGCTTCAGCATCATCGCTGCGAAGAACTCAATGAACGGCTCCCCCGAGAACGCCTACACCGATGTCATCACAGCACTGGTGCAGGTGAAGCGTGAGACAAAGAAGATCGAGCCCTCCTACTTCGAGGCGAGTGACTTGACGGACCTGCGCGAACCCGTGAAGATTGCGGCAGGCGAGGGGGAGTGATGAAGACACGACGTGCTTGTGTGGAATGTCCCCATATTTGGGTCGGCACCCTCGTGTGCCCTAAGTGCGGTGCGCCCGGTGAGCCCCTCGAGGGGGAGTGATGCCCGAGAAGAAGTCCCGAGTCAACGAGGCTGGGAACTACACCAAGCCTGGGATGCGCAAGCGTCTCTTCGAGCGCATCAAGGCCGGGGCTAAGGGTGGCGGCGCCGGTCAGTGGTCGGCGCGGAAGGCCCAGATGCTCGCCAAGGCATACAAGAAGGCAGGCGGGGGGTACAAAAACTGATGGCCAAGCGTGAGCCCCAGAAGTCGCTGTCGAGGTGGACCAAGCAGAAGTGGCGCACCAAGTCGGGGAAGCCTTCAACACAGGGCCCAGACGCTACGGGTGAGGCGTACGCTCCCGCTAAGGCCATCCAGGGCATGTCGAAGAAGAAGTATGCCGCAGCTTCGGCGAAGAAGCGTGCGGCCACTCGCATGGGCAAGCAGCACGCAAAGCACGGGCTCCACAAGGGGAAGAAGCGATGAGTCGGCGGTACACTTCAAAGCCCGCTCGGGGCAAGGCTCGCGTTAAGATCACAGCCGCCGGTCGCAAGGTGTCCTATGGGCAAGCGGGGAAGGCCAAGGATGGCGGCCCGCGTGTTCGGCCTGGTACGTCCAAGGGTGACTCGTACTGCGCACGAAGCGCCGGGCAGATGAAGTCGCACCCGAAGGCCGCGAAGGACCCCAACAGTCCCTTGCGGCTCTCGCGGAAACGTTGGGCGTGCAAAGGCACTAAGAGCATGAAGTAAGGAGGTCCTATGCCCACTGGTTACGGTGACATGCTGAAGAAGAAGTCCGGCGATAAGAAGAAGAAGAAGAAGAAGAAAAAGCCGGCCGACAAAGTGAAGAACTTGCGCATGAATGCCGTTGAGAAGGCGATGGGCAAGACATCTAAGGCATACTAGAGGTCGTCATGGAAAAGAAGCTCGACAAGATTAGCAAAGAGCTGGTTGGTGCGTCGAAGATGCACAAGAAGCAGTCCGAGCAACTTGCCGGGGCTTCTAAGCTCCACGCACGGCAGTCTCTGGACATCCAGAAACTCGTGAAAGCGAAGGCACGCAAAGCGTTCACTAAGAAGGACTGATTATGTCCGACATGCCGTCCCCGGAAGAGATGAAGAAGACGCGGTACGAGGCAGCTCGCAAGGCGTTGCTTGAGCGTCCGATGAGCCTCGCGGACTTCGTCCCGGAGGAAGAGCCTGCGGGCGCCTTCGCCTCGGGCTCACCCGCGAGCCCCGAGGGGCGGAAAGTCTACCGGGCAATGGAGCAGGGCTCTCTCACGCCCCAGGGTGCCCCTAGCGCGACGGCTCTGATGGCCGAGGAGGCTTTAGGCGGCCCTGTCGTCCAGGCCGCTGGCAAGGCTCTCAAGGCCGCCCCACTGGTCGGCGCTGCTGCCGAGGGCTTCAGCTCGGCGGCGGGGCGTGCGAAGGAGCTAGTGAAGGGCGCATTGAAAGGCAAGGCTGCGCCAACAGCAGGGGCAGAAGCGGACGCTTACTTTGCACCAGAGGCTCTGAAGTTCGCGCGGGCGAACCTAGATAAGTACAAAAGCCGCGAAACGCTTGTCTACCTGACCCCCGAGCAGTTCTTGCGGATGGCAGAGCCTGTGCCTTCTGGCGCAGCGCCTTACAAAGCAGAGCGTGTCGCGAAAGCTCTCGAAGAAGGCTCTAAGTTCACGGATATTCCGTACCTTCAACTCGGTGAAGGAGGTCGCGTGAAAGGGCACGAAGGGCGGCACCGTGCGATGGCGCTGATGGAACGAGGCGTTCAACGCATCCCTGTGCGGATTGAGGCGGACAACATTCGGTGGAGCGAGCAACGACCCAATCCAGAAGGGGCACGGAAAGCCTTCGACTACGTAGAAAATCTGCCGGAAGAGATGATCGGCGAAGACGGTGTAAGTCGCATCCCGTTCCCATTCCATCGGGAAGGACCGAAGAGAGGGCAGCCCCTGGACATGTACCGTGCCGACGCGAGCGGCTCGGACGTTGCTCCGATTACACGGCGTACTCCTAAAGAAAAGCCCTCCGAGCTTGTAGCTGAGCCTGACCCCCTCTCGGCCGAGGCTCTCCTTGATGAGATGATTTTACGAGAAGAGATCGAGAAGCTCTCGTTAAGTCCGTCTGTTCGAGCGGAAAAGTTGGTGAAGGGCGCACTGAAGGGCAACGCGGACGAGGTAGTCGAAGAGGCTGCCACGGCGGGTGTGAAGAAGGCTGACGAGGCAGCCGATGCCGCGAAGCAGTGGCAGGAGAAGGGCGTCGAGTCACCGTACTTCAAGCGATGGTTTGGAGGCTCAAAGGTCGTGGACAAGGGTGGTAAGCCCGTGGTGCTGTACCATTCCGGGACCTTCGACGAAGCTCTGCACCACGCCCCTGACGTAGGGGCAGAGGGAATGCACTTTGGTACAAAGAGAGCCGCAGAGGAGCGCATTGCTGGGAAGCCGGTGGACGATATGATTCGCGGAGCCGAGTATACACAGGAGGTAGATGAGGCGGGTAACCTGCGTTGGTGGTGGAGAACAGACGATGGGCTCGATTCATTTGATATTGATCCGCGTGGGTTTGACTCCAGAGAAGAGGCAAAGCAAAACCTAGAACAGGCGGCCGTGTCTTTTGCTGAGTCTAATCCGATGGATTGGGCGGAAGAAATTCCGATTACCAGAGCTTATCTTTCCCTCCGAAACCCGAAGCGCGTCCCTGACCAAAAAGGAAACTGGACGGAAGCAGTCGCCCAAGCGAAGGCCGAAGGGCACGATGGTATCATCTACCGTAATGAGTATGAAGACAGGGGGAAGGACTCCTACATTGCCTTCGACCCCACCCAGATCAAGTCTGCCACGGGCAACGTCGGCACCTTCGACCCGAAGGACCCCCGCATCGCCTATGGCGTAGGGGCTGGAGCACTGGCCGAGCAAGCTCGCAAGGACGACGAGTGAAAGCTCTCCCTGCCGAAGCCCTAGAGGCTCTACGCGACCCGACCATCAGTCTGCCTGCGTACGCCAAAATCATCGACCAGAAGACTGGTCAGGAAATCAAGTACGACCCGTACGCCATCACCAACAAGCTCCAGGCTACGGTGGTCGGCTACTACGCCGACCCGCCCATCACCGAGATGGGTCAGGTCAAGTGGCTCAACCTGCTGGGCTATCGTCAGGGTGGTAAGTCCCTTACGGCTGAGGCGTGCGGCTACGTGAAAGCCGCTTACACGCCGGGCTGCGACCACGTCTGTATCGCTGACACGAAGGACCGTGCCGAGTACCTGCACCGTCGCGTCCACCTCATCCACCAGAACTGGCCTGATGTTGTGCGGGCTCCAACGGTTCCGAACCGAGAGGTCCGCCAGCTCTCGTTCCAGCACGGCGGCAAGATGCGAATCTTGTCCGGTGAGTCCGGGGCTGTCGGCATCGGCCAGTCACCGGACAGCTTCCACGGCTCCGAGCTCCCCTGGTGGCGCGCGGCCGGTAGCCAGTTCTCGATGATCTACCCGTCCATGATTAACCGGGACCACGCGCAGGTGTTGCTCGAGGCCACGCCCGCCCCGATGTCGATGCCCTCGACCGAGTGGTGGCGCGACCAGTGCCGTGATTCCAAGCTCGGGATGGGTCGCTGGGTCTACGCCTTCTTCCCCTTCTGGGACGGCAAGCTCAACCGACGACCGTGGCCGAAGAACAGCCGGCTCACCGCCGAAGAGGTCAGCCTGCTCGACCGCTACGGACCCTACGGGCTGAAGAAGGAGAACCTCGCGTTCCGCCGTCTCATGATCGAGACGGACGCCGAGATTCGCCGTCACCCGGACCTCTTCAAGGTCTACTACCCCTTCGACGACGTGTCGTGCTGGATTGCCACCGAAGGTACTGTCTTCCGCTCTGACGCGCTCAAGCGGCATCAGGAAGCCGAGTTGGTAGCGTGGAAGGCACCCTACATGGAGTACGAGCAGCCCAAGCCGGGGGCTGTGTACGTCATCGGCGCCGACCCCGCGGGCTACGCCTCGCGCGACCACGCAGCGTTCCACGTCTTCAAGGTCTACGCCGATGAGTGGACCCAGGTGGCGTGCTTCGGGGCCACCACAGACCCCGTAGACTTCGCCAAGCGGCTCAACGAAGTCGGCCGCAAGTACAACAACGCCCTCGTGGGCGTCGAGTCCAACGGTGTCGGCGTAGCCACGCTCGCTCTGCTCGAAGAGCTGGGCTACCCGAACCTGTACTACGAGAAGGCGTACAAGCCCGGCATTGCTTCCACCGTGAAGTCCCTGCCCCAGATGCTGTCCTATCTACAAGACGCTCTGATGGACACGATGGTGCTCCGCGACGAGGACACGGTGGGGCAGCTCGGCTCGTACCGAGAGGACAAGTCGACCGAGCGGTCGGCGTCCTCCGAGCTCCTGGGCTCTGCCACCAAGGGCAAGCGCCGGGACAGACACCACTGGGACAAGGTGTCCGCTCTTCAAATCACATGTGTGGTCGCGAGGGCAGCGCCCCGTCGCTACCGTGACAACCAGCCCCCGGAGGGCTTAGAAAACGTGGTCCTCTTCCGAGACATGTCCTACAACCAGTTGCAGGAGTACCGGAAGTCTGGTAGCAAGTCGAAGAAGACCAAGCGGGTGCGAGCGCGGTACCCGCGCAGGAGGCGGTGATGGCAGACGTGAAGCTCCCCAGCAGGGATGTGGAAGCATCAAGCGAACGTGCCGGAACAGGTTTCCGCTCGGACCCACGGAAGATGACGGCCGAGAAGAGCGCGCCGATGGCGCCGCGTGCTCAGGGCACTAGAAGTGATCCAAAGTCCAGGCCCGCTGTCTTCTCACGGGGCGAGGACGGGACAGTCACGTTTTCGTCTAAGGGCGACGGGTACTTGTACTCTTTCGACCCAGCCACAAATCAGTTCACGATTCTTGAGTCTCCTGATGGAAGGGGTGTGGGTGCCAAGATTGGTGCCGACCATTCTATGGCCAAGAACTTCCAAGAGGCAATGGGGCGGGCGCAGTCGGAGGCGACGCCAGCGTCTCCGAAAAGGGAGGAGTTCCCAGGCTTCGCCCCTCCAAATCAAACTGACTTGGCCGAGTCGTCTCCAACGGACCTCGAGCGAAAGCTGAACACGGGTTTCCCCGCACCCCGACGCTTCGACCTTGAGAAAAGCCCAGAAGGGGCAAGCCCCGAAGCGCGCCAAGCATACGATACGCAGATGGCTTCGATGATGGAGTCACCCGACCCGTTCGCAGAAGTCACGGAGGTCAACCGCGACCGTGCGTTGTCCGACATGCCTGTCTCGGGTGCAGCGAAGAAGGCCAATGTTGCTGCGAGTCACAGAAATCGTATGCTCCAGTTCAAGGCGATGCGGGAAAACGCCGCGCGTAAGGCGCTCGAAAAGGAGTGATCCATGTTTGGAAAAGACGCAAGTGGTAAGACGGTGCTGTCATCGGATCTCGCAGGGCAGGCGGCAGCCACTGCTGTGCAGCAAGACAAGGCCCGCAAAGCAGGACTTCAGAAGTTGCAAAAAGAAGCCCGCACCAACCCCGACGCACGCTCGATGTACCGGCGAGTACAGCAGCGGGGCTCGCCTGACTTCTCCGACATGGCCGACATGAAGGTCAACAGAGTGTTCGACGAAATAGACGAGGAAGAGAACCCCATCGACATTCCCGGTTTCTCTCCGCCCCCGAATGTGGCTACGAAGAGCACTTCTGACGTTGTCACGGTGCCAGGCGCTTACACCGACACCGAGGGCGTCACGTTTTACCGACCCAAGGGTGACCCCTTCCAGTACCGGTACGACGCGAAGACTGGTGAGTTTTCTGCATACAGTCCCGATGGTACGCTCGTCGTTACAGGGGTCAAAGAAGGTGATGCGGCCTACGAGGAGTTCCTCAAGCACGCCAAGGGCGGGCAGACAAGCTACCATGGCGGATCAGCACAGGAAGAAGTCTCGCCGGGCGCACTAATAACTGATGCTGATTACGCACAGGCTTTTGAGGAAATGAACGCCCCCACCGCGGGTCTTTTTCAAGGGCCCGTAGATCCGCGCACACCAGCCGACACGCAACGTCTTTTCACAGAGCATGAACGTGAGACTGCGGAGCTTCTAGCAGCTCTTCCAGAAGGCGCTGACCCCACAGAAGTACGGATGCGTCAAGGTGAAAGACTACAAGAGAAGCTGAGGCAGCTTGACGGGCAAGAGGCTGCGAGGGAAGAGTCTTTGCCGCTGCCTGCTGAGGAGGCACTGCCCGTTGAGGAGTCTCCCCCCGCTTCTCCCCCGCCCAAAGAAATTAGAGACAACGCCGCTAGTACGGCGATTAATAGAGAAGAGCGACTGGCTGAGTTCCGTCGTACGGCAACGGACGAGCAGAAGCAGGATCTCGGGCGGGCTCAGACGGCCTATGCGCTCGGCATGAGAGCGGGGGCCATCAGGGAAGTGCGCGCTGCCATGCAAAAAGCGGCAGACGCAGAAGGCAGCGGCTACCAAGTGACGGACGCAGACGCTATCTACCTGCTTGAAAACTACTAAGGGAGTTCACCGTGGCCCTCACGCCAAAGCAGATTCAGGGCATCCTGAAGACACACCGGACCAAGTCTCGCATCGAGCGTCGAGATTGGGACCGGTGGAGGGCGTGGTACGCGGCCGAGTATTGGGGTCAGAAAGACGAGCGCCCCTCGGGCTCTACGGAGATTCTGGAAGAAGAGGACATCAACTTCCAGACGAACTACCCGTACGCCTACATCGACACGATGATCGCCAACATCTGTCCGCAGAACCCGCAGGTCACCGTCCTAGCTAGGCAACAGAAGCTTCAGCCTGCGGCCCAGTTCCGGGAAGCCCTGGTCAATGACTGCTTCCGCAGGAACAAGCTTCACCACGTCATGTGGAAGACCTCGACCAACGCCTCTATCTGCGGCCGGGGCTTGCTCAAGGTGGTGTGGAACTTTGAGAAGGAGATGGTCCAAATCTTCGATGTGGACCCTCGTTACATCTTCTTCGACATGTCGGCCGCAAAGTTCGAGGACATTCGCTACCTCGTCGAAGTCACGGTCTTGACGAAGACCGAGTTCAACCGCAGGGCTAAGGCAGAAGACGGTCAACCCTCGCAGTATGACCCGGCGGTTGCGAAGAAGGCCAACTTCGGAGGCTATCCGACGTGGCTGAAGGACTACGCGCGAGACAACTCGCTGGTCAACGAGGCGAGCCTCGAAGTCTACAAGTGGGTCACGGTCTACGAGGTCTATGACTTCGAGTCGGACAAGTACTTCCACATCCTCGATGGCGTCGAGGACCCGCTGTTTGAGGGTGAGCTCCCGTACGAGCACGTACGCAACCCGTTCACACTGGTCACGTTCAACGAGAACATGACCGACTTGGGCGGGCTGTCCGACATCAAGCTCATCTCAGCTCTTCAGGAGCGCCTCAACGAAATCGACACCCTCGAGCTGTGGCACGCCCATACCTCAACGCCCGTGGCGATGGTCAACACGGCACTGGTCGACAACCCCGAAGACTTGGTTAGCGCGCTGCGTGAGGCTAACCAGCCGGGCTCTATGATTGCGGTCGACGGCAAGGCCAACGCGCCTCTACGCGACATCATCGGGCAGACGCCTACGCCGAGTTTTAGTCCTGAGTTCCGTGAGATGCGGGAGCGTTGCAACCTCGTCATCGAGTTCATCCTGGGCATCCCGCAGTACAGCCGGGGCGTAGTCGGAGTCGCTGATGTTGCTACGGAAGTCGCGCTGGCAGACACGGCGACACGAACGAGAAACGGTCGTCGCATCAAGATGGTCGAAGACGCTGAAGCGGCGCTTGCGAAGAAGGTCATCGAGCTCTACGAAGAATACCTACCGGTTGATACTACGCTTCCGATTCGTCTCACGGACAGTCAGGAAGTCCTAGAGGCTACACGCGAGTCGCTCGCCATGCGCAGCTCGCGACGCCC